ACAAAAAAGCCGGCGAGCGGGACCGGCGTCATCCAGGAGGTCAAGGACATCACCTGCGATGAGGATGTGGCCGCAGCGCTCCAGGAATTTCAGATCCGAGAGCTTTGCTTTTGGTCCTGCGTGCACTTCATCGCCGCCATCGTGGGCCGCTGTGAGCTGCGCACCTACGAACGGCACGAGGAAAAACGCGGGAACGAGTATTGGCTGTGGAACTATGAGCCGAACGTGAACCAGAACGCGGCCACCTTCTGGCACAAGGCCATCGCCAAACTCTTTGAGGAGAACGAGGCGCTGATCATCCGCACCCGCCGCCGGGACGGCATGGACGCCTTTGTCGTGGCCGACGACTGGATCACGCCGGAGCACTGGCCGGACAAACAGACCGAGTACCAGGGTGTGGTCGTGGGAGACATGCAGTATCAGAAAACGTTTTACGAAAACGAGGTGCTGCACCTCACGCTCAATCACAGAGATCTCCGCCCGGTGATCAACGGCATCACGGCAAGCTACATGCGCCTTGTGCAGGCCGCGATGAGCGCCTACGGCTGGCAGAACGGACAGCACTGGAAGGTGCACGTCAATCAGATGGCGAGCGGGAAGGACGATTGGCTGAGCACCTTCCAGCAGATGCTTGAAAACCAGATCAAGCCCTTTATCAACAGCGGCAGCGCCATCCTGCCGGAGTTTGACGGCTACGATTTTGTCAACCTCGGCAAGGACGCAGGCAGCAGCGCGCAGAAAGATACCCGCGACATCCGCGCCATGATCGACGACATCCTCACCTTCACGGCGACGGGGCTCGGCATCGACACGGTACTCATCGGCGGGAAGGTAGAGGCCACGGGCGACGCCATGAAGCGCACGCTCACGCGCACGGTGGACCCGATCTGCGACCAGATCACCCAAGAGCTCAACCGCAAGCGCTTCGGGCGGGATCTGTGGATGCAGGGCACCTATGCCCGCATGTCAAGCGCCAACGTGGAGCACTTCGACCTCTTCAACATGGCGGCAAACATCGAGAAGCTGATGGGCGCCGGGTGGAGCTACAACGACATCCGCCGCGCCGCCCGTGAGGAGCCGATCAACGAAGACTGGGCAAACCAGCACTTTGTAACCAAAAATTTCGGGGCCGCCGAGATGGAGGCCCAGGAGGGAGGCACAGGCAATGCCTGAGAAGACAAAGCCCATCGGCGGGAGCGCCGGAAAAACCGGCGGATGGGAGCTGCGGCAGGCCGTGGACAGGCCCGGGGTTTTGCAGCTGTACGTTTACGGCTATGTAGAGCCGGACACGTGGAGCCTTTTCGACGGGAGGATTGAATCAGAAACCTCCGCGGATCATTTCCGGGAGCTCCTGTCCGAGTACCCGAACGCCGAGGAAATCGAGGTCTATATCAACAGTCTGGGCGGCGACGTGGTGGAGGGCACCGCGATCTATAACCAGCTCAAGCGGCACCCGGCACACAAAACCGTCTATGTGGACGGCTTTGCCGCTTCCATCGCCTCAGTGATCGCCATGGCGGGCGATGAGGTAGTCATGCCGGCAAACACGCTGATGATGGTCCACAACATGAGCTGGGGCATTTACGGCAACCCCGCGCAGCTGCGCAAGGCGGCGGACGACCTGGAAGTCATCAACGACACCGGGCGCGAAGCCTACCTGATGAAGGCAGGGGACAAGCTCAGCCGGGAGCGCCTCATTCAGATGATGGACGCCGAGACGTGGCTGCCCGCGCGGGAATGCGTGGAGCTGGGCCTTGCGGACCGGATCGCCGATGAGGCGGCGGACAGCGGCGGCGCCGAAGATGCCCCGCAGCAGCGCGGCGGAGCCGTGATGCTGGCCGCCCGCGCCATGGGATTTGACAGGCTTGCCGCCCGCGCGAGGGAAGCCGAGGAGCGGGCCGAGCTTGCCGAAAAGAAGCTCCAGGAGGCCGAAAAACGGGCGCAGGAGAAGGCGACACACGAAACGTCCGAGAGCACGGCAAAGAACGAAGGCGCGCAGCAGTGCGCGCAGAGCGAAGCGGAGGACACCGATAAAGCGGACGGCGGCGACGCCGGAGCGGGCAAGGCGGGGCTGAACCTGATGGCCGCGCTTTGCGGTTTGAAATAATCAACAATTTTTTAGGAGGATGAACAAATGGATAAAAGCATGATTTCCAACGACTACAAGAACCAGCCGAGAAGCAGGGAAGAGATCCGCCAGGCCATGCACGAGGCCTTCAAGGCCAACGACAGCGCCGCCTTCACCGCAGCCTATGACGAGATGCTGCAGCGCGTGGCGCTGGACATCCGCGAGGAGTACGACCAGCGCTTTGAGGAGCTCAACGGCCAGATGGACGACCGCGCCCTGGAGGCCCGCGGCTACAAGCCCCTCACGTCTGAGGAAAAGAAATTCTACAAGGCCCTGGAGCAGAGCGTCAACAGCAAGCGGCCCCGCGAGGCCATCGAGAACGGCAACCTGGTCATGCCGGACACCACCATCAACCGCGTGTTCGACGAGCTCCAGACTGACCACCCGCTGCTGCGCCGCCTGAACTTCATCCCCACCGGCGCCGCCGTGAAGATCATCATGAACGCCAACGGCTACCAGGCCGCGATCTGGGGCGAGCTGTGCGACGACATCATCAAGGAGGCCCTGGCGGGCTTTGCGGTGCTCAACTCCAATCTCAAGAAGCTGTCCGCCTTCCTGCCTGTATGCAAGGCCATGCTGGATCTCGGCCCCCTGTGGCTCGACGCCTTTGTCCGCCAGACTCTCTATGAGATGTTCGCAAACGGCATGGAGGAAGGCTTTGTCGACGGCGACGGCAACGACAAGCCCATCGGCATGACCCGCCAGGTCGGCGCGGGCGTGACCGTGACCGACGGCGTGTACCCCAGAAAGGCCGCCATCGTCGTGAACGATCTGGGCACCAAGACCATCGGCAACCTGGTCGGCATGCTGGCCGTGGACCCGAACGGCAAGGCGCGCCGCGTGCGTGATCTCATCCTCGTGGTCAATCCCCTGGACTACTTCCGCCGCGTGATGCCCGCCACGACCATCATGGCGCCGGACGGCACGTACAGGAACGACGTACTCCCCTACCCGATGGAGACCATCCAGAGCGCGGCGGTGCCGGTCGGCAAGACCGTCCTCGGCATCGGTTACCGCTACCTTGCCATGCTCGGCAGCGAGCGGGACGGCAGGATCGACTATTCTGACCACTTCCAGTTCCTGCAGGATAACCGCGTGTATCTCATCAAGGGCTATGCTAACGGCCTGCCGCTTGATAATAACGCTTTCCTGTATCTGGACATCTCCGGCCTTGAGCCGCTGGCCTACCGTGTAAACGTCGTAGATCAGCGCGAGCCCTCCACCGATGCGACCCTGACCGCCCTGCGCATCGGCTCCAAGGCGCTGACCCCGGCCTTTGCACCCAACACCACCAGCTACACCGCCGCGACCACTGACGCGACCAACACCGTCACCGCGACGCCCGCCGACGCAGGCGCGCAGGTGGAAATCAAGGTCGGCGATGAGGAGATCCAGAACGGCACCGCCGCGACCTGGGCCGCAGGCGCCAACACCCTCACCGTGAAGGTCACCGCCGAGGACGGCACCACCACCAAGACCTACACGGTCACCGTCACCAAGTCCTGATGAGCGGGACCGTCGCGTGTGACGCGCTGCTCCATGACATCAAGATCGCCCTGCAGGTGACCTGGGACGACACGGCGACGGACGACCGCCTCATGGGCTACATCGAGGACGGTATAGCCTATCTCAACGACAAGCGCGGGGAACCCGGGGACTATATGGTCCCCGGCAAGCCCCGGACGCTTTTGAAGGAGTACGTCAGATACGCCCGGGACGAAGCGCTGGACGTGTTCGAGAACAATTACCAGGCGCAGATCCTCGCCATGCAGAACGAAAGGGGCGTGAACGCCTATGCCGCAGCCGTGGAAGCAGCCGAAAAGACCTGACCATAAAATCAGCCAGGACTATAACGACGGTATGCTCACCGTCTACCGTGTCACGGACACGGCAGATCCGGGCCGCCTGCCGGTGGAGAAGCTGACAAAGGTGGCGCAGCTGCCGTACGCGCAGCGCAAGGTGGGGCTCTACCGCTATTACCAGGCCGCGCAGAATCAGACCCGCGTCCAGCGGGTCCTGCGCGTGCCTCGGCCGGCGGCGGAGATTACCAACCGGGACAAGGTTGTCACCGAGGACGGGCGGGAGTACCGCGTGGACCTTGTGCAGACCGTCCCGGACGTATACCCCGAGAGCCTTGATTTGACGCTGGCAGCTTACAGACAGGGGGCGGGGGGATGAGCTGGGAAGAGAGAATCATCGCGGTCCACACCGCAGTCACCGACCAGGTGAGCCACGCCAAGCGCCTCAACTCCGAGCGGTATTTCGTATGGCAGGAGGAGGGCGGGGACGACCTGCTCCTGGACGGGCGGCACCTGGAGCGCGGACAGCGCGGCACCACGGACCTCTTCACGAAGCAGGAGTTTGACCCGTGGAAGGACGCCTTTGAAAAGGCCCTGGACGCCGAGCGGACCATCGACTGGTATCTCAATTCGACCCAGTACGAAGAGGACACCGGCTTTTTTCACTATGAATGGGTTTGGAGCGTGCGCTATGGCTAAGATCGAGATGCACGGAATGGAAGCGTATCTCTCCGAGCTGCGCAAGGTCGGGGAGGCCACCGCGCCGGTGTGCGAGGCGGCGGTATATGCCGGGGCGGCTGTCATGGCGGACGCGATCCGGCAGTCGACGCTGGGCCTGGAAGCCGTGAACGACGCGCAGGCGATGGCAAACTGGCAGGAGGGCAAGGCCGGAAAAATCAGCGTGAAGCAGAAGATCGGCCTTGTGAAGAGCCTGGGCATTACGCCGATCCGCGATAAGTACGGCGTGTTTTCCGCGAAGGTGGGCTTTGACGGCTACAACGACGTAAAAACAAAGCGCTGGCCGCACGGGCAGCCGAATCAGCTGATCGCGCGCTCCTGTGAATCGGGATCGACCGCCATGACCAAACAGCCATTTGTCCGCACGGTCATCAAACGCACACAGGGCGCGGCGCTCGTGGAAATGGAGCGGGCGGCGGACAAAAAACTCAAAGAAATTTTAGGAGGAAACGACAATGGATGAGAGCAAGCTTGCGCGCGGCCAGGTTGTAACCGGCTTTTCCTTCCCGCAGGTGGCGCTTTATTCGGCGGAAAACGGCGTTGTCACGTATACCGGCGTGCGCGATCTCGCGCGCGGCGTGAGCGTAAACCCGCAGATCACCGTCGCCAACGGCGACAACATCCTTTACCTGGACAACCGCGCGGCTGAGCGCGGAAAACCCCATTTCCGCACTGGCACTCTGGGCCTCGGCGTGGACGGCCTGCGCGTAGCATCGGAAAAAATGCTGATGGGCATTCCGGCGAGCGCAAACAATCCCGTGACCGTCGGCAGCGACACGGTGAACTTCACCGCCTACGACGACGACCAGAACGTCCCGTATGTGGGCCTGAGCGTGATCGTGCAGGTGCAGTCCAACGGCATCCCGTATTACATCGCCTTCATCTACCGCAAGCTCCAGTTCAATACCTTCGACGTGCCGGCCACGACCGAGGGACAGGAAATCGACTGGCAGACCCAGAGTCTGAGCGCGCAGATTCTGACCGACGACACGGCGGCGCACGCCTGGAAGTGGTTCTCGGAGCCGCTCGCAACGGAGCTCGCGGCATACAACGCCTGCCGCG